GCCACTTCGGGTGCTACGGGTTTTAACTTGACAGCAGGTGAGGCCAATTCGATCAGTTCGTATAACGACGTATTTGTTCGTATCCTTTACGAGGATTCTGAGGGTACAGATTATCTTTCCATTTCACAGGTTGTATTGGAGGCTCCTGACGCTTCTGCCGGGACTCCAATAGGTCCGATATCGATGAATACTTACCGACAATTAAGAAATTAGGAGATTACGATGCCAAAGGTAGGAAAGAAACAGTTCTCATATTCGAAGGCTGGTAAGAAGAAGGCCAAGGCCCACGCCAAGAAGACTGGTAAAAAGGTTATATCGAAGAAACCTTCTGGTCAGCTGAGGTCTCTTTCACAGAGGGCGTACTAAATGTTTATCAAGCAGTCCACTGCTTACACGTTCAGGTTAGGGCCATTTCTGGACGAGACTGATGGTAAGACGGCTGAGACGGGCCTGACCATTAGTCAGGCTGATGTTCGTCTGTCCAAGGCTGGCGGTAACTTTGCCCAGAAGAATGAGAGTTCTTCCTCATCGCATGATGAGATTGGGTTCTATATCTGTGTGCTGGATGCAACGGACACCAATACTTGTGGTGAACTGCTGGTGGCAGTTCACGAGTCAGGAGCATTGCCGGTATTCGTGACTTTCCAGGTTGTGGAAGAGGCCATCTATGCGTCTCTCTTTGCAGCCAGTGCGGATCTTATTACCAAGGTAGATGCGATTGATACGGTTGTGGATGCGATCCTGGTAGATACCGGGACCACGCTCGATGGCAAGCTCGATACGATTGACAACTTCCTGGATACGGAAGTCGCCGCCATCCTGGCTGACACTAATGAACTTCAGGGAGACTGGGTCAATGGTGGTCGGCTGGATCTGCTTATTGATTCGATCATCTCCAAGGTGGATGTGGTTGACGGCATTGTGGATTCGATACTCGTGGATACCGCAGAGATTGGTTCGGCAGGAGCAGGGTTAACCGCTGTGTGGACGACAGGGATTACCGAGTCTTATGCTGCCGATGGGTCGGCAGCAACGCCTGCCCAGTTGATGTATATGATCTGGTGTGCTGTGCATGAGTTTAGCATCAGTAGTACCACGATTACCGGGAAGAAACTGGATGGTAGCACCACTGCCATGACATGGACGATCAACAGTGCGAGTGAACCGACTAGTAGAACAAGGGCGAGTTGATGGCGGTTAAAGATCTCATTGGGCCGGGCTTTGTCGGATCGGAAACGATCCAGTACATCGTTACCCGTGGGATGTCATCGATTGACCCCCAGATGAATGTGGCAATCATCTTCCAGAGCAACGTGCTCATAGGAGATGCGTTAGAAGAAGAGCACTTTTTAAAGGGTGTTGCGGTAACTGGATTTACCTTTCTCTTGTTAGATGCTGGTAATGGTACCACCATTACCAGCGGCACAGTGACAGGCAAGATCACCAAGGATGGCGGTACCCAAGGTGCAGTCGCTGGTTCCTTCGTTCACGAGGGTAATGGCCAGTGGTCGGTAAACTTGAGTGCCACTGAGATGGATGCTGATGTGATTGGATTAACATTCCTACACAGTAGTGCCGTTCCGGTCTACAAGACGTTGAGGACTAAATGACAGACAAACCTAAAAGGGATTCTCCACGTAAGCTGTTCGTCGATCGCATGAGGCGAGAAGATCGTTTCAGCGAGTACCGAAAATCGTATCGTGCTTATATGGAGAAGGGTTTGCCTTTTTTGAAAGCCCAGTATCAGACGATGCTGGACATGGGGTACGAAGGACCTGAAAAGGAACGAGAGATTGTAGCCAACAAGGAGGAAGAGGCTAGAAAGATTCTCGATCAGGATGCTAGTAAGTTGCTTGCTGATTACGATATCAACGAGTCGGACTTACCAATAGAGATTGCGTTTGTCTTCCATAATTTGCACAAGGCTCGTGGTGAACGTCATGAGTGGGGTGTGAAGCCACAGGAAGCACCAACGCCGGGAGCCTGGAACATGCTCGTCTGGGCGACGGAGAATGAAGGGAAGTTCATGGAACTCGTCATCCGTGAACAACTCAAGGGCAAGGGTAAGCAGACTGACGAACAAGGTATGGGCGACACAGGTGAATCGATTTTGCAACTAGAAGAGATGCTATCGAGTGCGCTGATGCCAAATGAGTCTTTACAATCAAGTACCGAAGAACCTGAAAGACAACCTGAAGTATCGGCGTGAGCTACTGGCTTGGGCTGATACTCCTGCTCGTCGTCGCAGTCTCTGGACTGCGTGTAAGCACGATATCTTGTTTTTCATCAATGCCTTCTGCTGGCTCTATGAGCCACGTACAAGTCGGCTGCGCGGTACTACGTCTAATGTGATCCCGTTCATGACATACGGGTACCAGGATGACGCTTTTCTTGAGATGTACGAACATCTGGGTCGAGAGGACATAGGTGTCGAGAAGAGTCGTGACCTGGGTGCTACCTGGATGTTCTTAACATTGTTCTTCCATGGCTGGCTTTTTGAAGACTTCTCCAGCTTTGGAATCATGAGTCGGACAGCAGATCTTGTCGACAAGCCAGGAAAGAAGGACACGCTTTTCTGGAAATTAGATTTTCTGCTGCACGGCGAAGGCAGGAAGGGGGGCCTGCCGACGTGGATGCGCCCGAAGGATGTCTACCGCTCCATAATGCTGATGGAGAATCGGGACAACGGTAGCACCTTCGAGGGCGCAACCACGACTGAAGATGCTTTCCGTGGTGGTCGTAAGAAGGCCATTGCCCTTGACGAGTTTGCTGCCTTTCCCAACGGTGCTGACTACGAGGCTCAGAATGCTACTCAGCATGCAACGGATTGCCGAGTCTTTGTGTCGACACCCAAAGGGGCTGCTGGAGCCTACTACGATGTGATGCACACTCCTTCGTCTATGGTAAAGATCATCATGGATTGGAAGAAACATCCGGATCGTCGGATAGGTCTTTATGATTCAGCTGAAGGTAAACTTGAAATCCTTGATAAGGATTTCAAGTTTCCTGCCGGGTATCCGTTTGTTCTGGATGGCAAGACTCGTAGTCCTTATTACGATAACGAATGTAGTCGTCCTGGTGCTACACCCCAGAGCGTGGCCCAGGAACTCGATCGTGACTATGGTGGGTCCGATTACCAGATCTTTGGTAAGGATCTCTACGAAGCCGGTCAGAGGAACGTGATGATCCCCTTCATGCGTGGCGTGTTTGGCTACGATTCAGATAGCCTGGATCCGATCTTCGACCGTTCGGATGATGGACCATTGAGGCTGTGGGTCCATCTGGATAACTCTGAGCGACCTACCTCCATGTACTCTGAGTACGTCATCGGGTGCGATATCTCTGCGGGTCTTGGTGGCAGCTATACGAGTAACTCCGTGGCGACGGTGGTTAACGCCGTTTCCAAGACGCAGGTAGCAGAGTTTGCCTCTAACACAATGCGGCCCGAGGACTTTGCTGACTTCGTGATCGCACTATGTACCTTCTTCCATGATGCGTATCTCATCTGGGAATTCAATGGATCTCCGGGTGGTGCTTTTACGAAGCGGGTGCTCGATCAGCGGTATGCGAATATCTACTTTCGAGAAGTCGAACACAAGAACTTCAAGAAGAAAACAAAGAATCCTGGCTGGTGGAGTAACGAGAAGAACAAGTTGGCTGTCCTCTCCACTCTGGCCACGGCTATCAAGTCCGACGAGTTTATCATCCGAAGTACTGATCTCCTTGATGAGTGTCGGCAGTACGTCTACAAGGACGGTCGTGTTGTTCACAGTCGGAGTGTCAGGACTATCGACGATTCCAGTAAGGGGCAGGCCCATGGGGATCGTGTCATCGCTGCTGCACTCGCTTGGCATGCTGTCAAGGACAGACCCTCTCAGCCAAAAGAGGATCACCGCCAGGAGACTCCTGTTGGTTCGATGGCTTGGCGATTCAAAGAACGTAATGACAAGTTAGAAAAACTTAAAAGTGATGGGTGGGATTAATGAATCCAGAAAATGCTAAAGAACGTGCTCGTCTCATGAAGGCGATCGAGCTGTCCACGAGAGCACTGCGACCATTTCGCCAGAAGCGAGAGAAGTTGGTACGGGATTATGTCGGCTCTCATTACGGGAACAGTGGTACGGGTCGTGAGGTGCTCATGAACTTGATGTACCAGACCGCCGAGACTTACTCGCAGTCTCTTGCTGCTAACCGGCCGAGGATTCTGGTAACGAGTAAGCACAAAAAATATGTCTGGTTTGCGCATCACTTCCAGCTCGCTACCAATAATCTTATTAAAGAAATTCACCTTGAGGAGGTTCTGAGGCAGGCTGTTCTTGATGCCTTCTTTTGCCTCGGAGTTGTGAAGGTGTACAACGCCGATGCCGGATTAGTCGAACTGGAAGGTGAGGACGAGTGGGTGGATCCTGGTAAACCTTTCGCTGAGAACATTAGTCTTGATGACTTTGTCTATGACACTCAGGCAACCGACTGGCGCAAATCTAAGTTCGCTTTGAATAAGTATCGGATGAGTTTTGACAAGATGAAAGAGGACGTGGCTTTTGATCCAAAGGTGAAGGATGAGCTGCAACCTACCAGTAAGTTCAGTGACATGGATGGTGAGGATGGCAAGTCCGGGGTGCGGAACATGATGAACCCAGAAGGTGATCCGGACGAGTACGAACCGATGATCGATCTGATGGATGTCTGGCTTCCCCAGGAAAACAAGATAGTTACGTGGCCTGTTCATAACGGAGAGAAGCCCCTTCGGGTTATGGAGTGGCAGGGTCCAGAGCGTGGTCCGTTCCACATTCTCTCTTTTGGGGATGTTCCGGATCACATCATGGGTATCTCTCCTGCGATGAATTTGAAACCGCTTTCGGATCTCATTAATGGTTTGCTTCGCAAGCAGCGTCGTCAGGCCCAGCGACAGAAGGATATTCCGTTCTATCAGGCTGGTCATCACGATGATGCCAAGCGACTTGAGCAAGCTGCTGATGGGGAGTGGACTCGTGTCGACAACCCCGATTCTGTGAACGTGATGAAGATGGGTGGCGTCGACCAGAAGAATCAGGCCTTCGGAATGGCCATGACGGATGTCTACGATCGGATGGCTGGAAACTTACAGGCGATGGCGGGACTTGGTCCTCAAGCAGAAACTCTTGGCCAGGATCGGTTGATCCATGGTGCAGTGAGTAAGCGTGAGGCGAATATGCAGTACCGTGTTGTGAAGTTCACGAGTGATGTCTGTCGTGATCTTGGCTGGCTTTTGTGGATCGATCAGATCAAAGAGATGCCTCTTGAGTTCGAATCTGAGGGGGGAACGGTACATCAGACATGGGATGGGGAACTTCGGGAAGGGGATTTTCTTGATTATAACTTTGAGATTGAGCCTTTCTCGATGCAGTATAAGTCTCCTTCTGAAAGGATAAATGGCCTCACAACCTTTATTACTCAGGTCGCTTTGCCGATGCAACAGAATTTGCAGGAGGCTGGTGGTCGTATCGATTTCCAAGAGCTTGTTGAGTTGTATTCAGACCTTATGGATCTCCCCCGTCTTCGTACCTTGATCACGTTCGAGGAACCCAAGGAAGGCCGTCCTGGTCCGTCTCCAGATATTCCACAAAAGGCTAATCATACTGTGCGGGAGACTGTCAGAAAGAATGTCCCAACTGGCGGAACTCAAACTAGTCGTAGCAATGTGATGCAGCAGATACTACAAGGTGGTCAACCGAATTCCGATCAGATGGCCCAGTTCGGGAGGGAGAAAGCGTAATGGCACTTAAAGAATACTTATACAAGGATCCTGATGGAAAACTTCGGTGGCATGATGATCCACAAGGGAGCCCGCAGCAGCGGAAAGCTGCTGGCGGGCGATACTTCGGAGCCAATGGTTGGTCCACTGGTCTGACTAGTGA